GTTATTGGTGAATTAAAACAAAATAGATTTCAAGATAAAGAAGGACAAAACAGAGAGAAAGTTTATGTAAATTTAGATAAGTTCGAATTCCTAGATAGCAAAGGTAGTAACCAACAAAATAGTCAACCTCAACAACAAAGAGGACAAGCACCAGCAGGGAACAACCCGTTTGCTAACAACAACGTTAATGACGATATAGAAGACCTTCCTTTCTGATTGGACTGATATAAATGCCGATTATTAAAAATTACATTACTCAAGATAACGGTACAACTACCGTTGTCATTGAGGGTGTAGATATAGATAACAAAACATCGTTATTACTAGATAACGGACTAGAAGTTGAATGTGAAGTTAAACCTATTGATCCATTTCTAATCACTGATAAGCAACGCCGAAAAGTGTTCGCTCTTTGTAACGATATAGAAGCTTATACAGGGCAACCAAGAGAGTACATGAGGGAAATGTTCCAAGATTATATAACGTTTCTAAATGGCTATGATAAACGCTTGTCATTAAGTAATTGTTCAAGAGAACAAGCTAGACAATTAATCGAAGTCATATTGGACTGGGTGTTTCATAACAATATCCCACTTAACTATAAAACAAGCGACTTACTCAAAAATGATAAAGCATTTCTATATTGGTCAACGGTTAATCGCAACTGCGTTATCTGTGGCAAACCACATTCTGACTTAGCACATAGATTTGCAGTAGGACGTGGCAGAGATAGAACGAAGATTAATCACTTTGAAAATCAAGTATTAGCGCTATGTAGATCTCATCACAACGAACAGCACCAAATAGGAACGGACACATTCAATAATAAATATCACTTAACAGATAGTTGGGTGGATGTGGATGAACGACTAAACAAAATGCTGAAAGGAGTGAAGTTATGAATAATTTATTGATTGATGATTATCCAATACTCGTACTACCTAAGTTAGCAACCGAAATTGGTTTAAATGAGGCGATTGTTTTACAGCAAATGCACTATTGGATAAATAAAAGTAACCATATTCATGATAATAAACGCTGGATATACAACAGTTATAAAGAGTGGGAACAACATTTCCCCTTTTGGAGCAACGCAACAATCAGACGGACTATATCAAGTTTAGAAAAACAAGAGTTAGTGTTAGTTGGTAATTACAATAAAGCTGGTTTTGATAAAACGAAATGGTATTCAATTAATTATTCAACACTTGAGGGAGTGAGCAAACGAGTTGCTCAAAATGAGCAAACGAGTTGCTCAAAAAGAGCAAATGCAGTTGCTCAAAATGAGCAAACCAATACCAGAGACTACACAGAGAATACTTCAGATAGTCGTCACACTCAATCAAATATTTATGAATATATAACTAAAGAATTAGAGAACATACAAAATAGTATGCAATTTGAAAAACTAAGCTATGAAATAGATTTAGCAAAAGATATAGAAATAGTAAAGATAGCTACTGATTATACTAAACAAAAACAAAAAGGTATCAACTATCTAGTTACTGTATTAAAGAATTGGAACAACGAAGGTGTAGATACTAAAGAGAAAGCATTAGCTAAAGTGACACCTAAGAAAAAGAAATCTAATGAAACTGAAGATGTATTTACAGCAATGAAAGAGAAATTAGGTGTTAACGAATGAGTATGACTAAACAACAAGCATTCGAAATTATAGATAAAGTCAGACGTATTTATAATATGGAATTCGACACTCCTAAATTAGAAACATGGATAGACGTATTAAGTGAAAACGGTGATTATGAACCAACGCTTAAAACAGTCAAAAACTACATTAACAGTGGCAATTCGTACCCGCCTAACTTACCTAAAATCATGAGAAAAGCACCTAAGAAACTGGAGTGTGAAGAAGAGCCAGAAGATGTAAAAGAGCATCATTGGAAAATGAAGAATGACCCTGAATATGTAGCTGCAAGAAAAAAGTTACTCGATGAATTTAAAGAACAGCTAAGAAAGTTTGAGGTGAACAGCTATGAATGAGCGTAGAGATATTGAAAGTACGATTATTGCGAGTTTACTCAAGAAACCTGAACTCATCGAAAAGCTACGTGTTAAACCTTATATGTTCTATTACGACGATTTCAGAGCGTTTATGGAATATGTGTTTGAAGTCGGCAAGGTAGATCATCAAGAAATATTCCTAGAAACATCGAAGAATAAAAACTTTTTAGACTTCGACACAATACAAAAACTCTACAATTCAGATTTTATCGGCTATGGCATATTTGAGCGTTACCAACAGAACTTATTAGAAGCCTATCAAGTATCTCAAGCGAATGAAGTTATTAATGAGTTTAACCAATCACAAAGTATAAAGTCGTTTGAAACAATGCTTACTGACTTAAATGAAGTATCAATGATTAGTGCAACAGATGAAACGAGTACAAAGAAAATCGTTGATGAGTTTGTAGAAGAATTGTATAGCGATGAACCTAAAAAAGTGATTAAGACAGGCTATCCACTAATGGACTACAAAATAGGTGGTTTAGAGCCTACACAGTTAGTTGTAATCGCTGCACGACCTTCAGTAGGTAAAACAGGCTTTGCGCTTCAAATGATGCTTAATATCGCTAAACAAGGCTATAAAACATCGTTGTTCAGTTTAGAAACGACAGGTGTAGCAATATTAGAGCGAATGTTATCAACCATTACTGGCATCGAACTGAAACGTATTAAGCAAAAAGCTGATTTAACCTATGACGATTTAACAAAATTAACCAAAGGTGCAAGCGAAATATTAAAACTTGGAATAGATGTCAATTCGCAAAGTAATGTAAGTACTCAGGAAGTCCGTAAGCAAGCCATGAAGAACAAAGATAAGCAACAGGTTATATTCATCGACTACCTTCAATTAATGCAAACAGATAGCAAATTAGACCGTAGAAACGGTATCGAAAAAATAAGCCGTGATTTGAAAATCATAGCAAACGAAACTGGCGCAATCATCGTATTACTTTCTCAACTTAGTCGTGGTGTAGAAAGTCGAAATGATAAACGACCTATGTTGTCTGATATGAAAGAAGCAGGGGGCATCGAAGCCGATGCAAGTTTGGCCATGCTTTTATACCGAGAAGATTACTACAACCAAGATGAAGAGGATGAACTCGGTAAGTCGATTGTTGAATGTAATATTGCTAAGAACAAAGACGGAGAAACAGGTGTCATCGAATTTGAATATTACAAACGTACACAAAGGTTCATGACATGACGGTTATCGAATATAAAAAGCTACTCGGAACAATGTACCGACAAGATTATAGCAATGATCAACTTATTGGAACGTTACTGATTGAAGTTGGTCGGGCTATCAATCGCTTGCTGGAAGAGAAAAAGATATCGCCATTCGATGACTATGAGAAAGTGCTAAACATTATTGAAAACGATACGAAGTGGAGGCAAAGCGATGGGACTTTTAGAAGGACATAAACAAAAGTATTACCTATACCAAAGCGATGGTTGGAAGATGTGCAGTGTTATTCCGTTAGGCAATGACACTTATAACTTGGGTAACTTCGGTGGCATGCACACTAGAAACGTTTTTAAAGGTAATGTGACTAAAGCTGAACTAGATAAGCTAAAACGTAAATACAAGTTATTCAGAAAAGAAGAATTAAAGCAACAAACAACGATAGACGATTTCTTATTCTAGGAGTGACAACGTGAGTAAATACAATGCCAAAAAAATTCAATATAAAGGTGTCGTGTTCGATAGCAAAGTCGAGTGCGACTACTACCAATATTTAGAAAGTAACTTAGGTAAGGGATATGACCGTATCGAGTTGCAACCTAGATATGAATTACAACCTAAATTTGATGGCAACAAACCTATTTATTATGTAGCAGATTTTGCTTTATGGAAAGACGACAAGTTGCTGGAAGTTATAGATGTAAAAGGTATGCCGACACCAGTAGCGAAGATGAAAGCGAAAATGTTCAGGTATCAAAACAGAAACACACCACTTACATGGATATGTGAAGCACCTAAATATACAGGTCAAGAGTGGATAACGTATGAAGAACTAACTAAGGTACGCAGAAAGCGTAAAAAGGAGAAGATGAAGAATGGAAGAGAAAACTAGAATAAATGAAGCTTATGAAAAATTAGAAAAAGAAGGCCTTAACTTTAAAGAAGATAAAGCAATTTTCAGACTCAAAGATGGAACTATGGAGATTTATTTTGATGAAGATGAAAAAACAATAAAAACAGAATTTCACGATATGAGTGTATTTGTATCTGATGAATTAAAAGATATAGATAGTTTTGAAGTGTTGAAAAATTTGGTGTAGGAGTGATGAGTAATGGCAACAGTCAAAGCTGAAGTATTAATCAGAGGCACGATTGAATTACCAGCAACTAAAGAAACTGATGGAGAAATGGAATACACAATCGAGCAAGCCAAGAAAAGTCCCGAAGAAATTTTCGACGATATCGACATTAAAGATGTAGATTTTCGTTATGAGCATTGGAAGTGATCGTATGAAGAAGATAAAAACTTTAATTAAATCTAAAGCGTTCAAACTTCTTTTGGAAAAACGCAATTTAAGTTATACAGCTATTGCCGAAAATATTCATGTTGATAGAACAGTTATTTCAAACTTAGCGAATAGAAAAAGAT